AAAAAACCATTTCAATATAAAGGAGATACCATAGTTGGATTTGGGGAAGAACCTTTCAAAAATTTTAGAACAAAAGGTGATAAAGATTTTTTAATTGACGCAATGAGAGCAAAGGAAGGACCAGCATTTGGTGATTTCAGAGAAGCAATCAATAACGGGTCAATTTTTTCAATAATTACGGCTAGAGGTCACCATCCTGAAACATTAAAACAGGCGGTATATAATTATATCGTGAGTGGTTTTAATGGTATTGATAAAGACCAACTAGTTAAGAACCTTAAAAAATATAGGACATTTGTCGGTGAGGAAGAAATGAGTGACGACGATTTAATTAAATCATATTTAGAACTTAACAAATATCATCCAGTTACTTTTGGGGAAGGAGATGCGGCCAACCCTGAAGAATTAAAAGTTAGGGCAATGGAAGATTTTGTTTCTTATATAAAAGGGATGGCTGGTATACTTAATAAGAGAGCATTTATTAAAAATGAGATTTCAAATAACTTTATACCAATGGAACCTAGTATAGGATTTTCAGATGATGATATAAGAAATGTAGAAGTAATGAGTAAACATTTTAAAGATAAACCAGATAATATAGTTAAGACTTATTCTACTGCTGGAGGCATTAAAAAGGAATATAAATAAAGAATAATCTCATCAAAAAAAAAGTAAAGAGAAAAATTTTTTAACAATACTATATTTATAGATATAAATAAAAAAGAATTTAAAAAAAAATAAAATAACATGGCTGATTTATTAATGAAAATGCCGATACCTTACGAACCGAAACGTCAGAACCGTTTCATCTTAAGGTTTCCATCAAGCTTAGGGATTAACGAATGGTTTGTAGAAAGTACTGCAAGACCTAAAATTAAAATTGCTTCAACTGAAATACAATTTTTAAATACATCAACCTATGTTGCGGGTAGATTTAATTGGGATGAAATACCTGTTAAATTTAGAGACCCAATTGGACCGTCTGCTGCACAAGCACTTATGGAATGGGTTCGTTTACACGCTGAATCTGTTACAGGTCGTATGGGTTATGCTGCGGGTTACAAAAAAGACATTGACCTTGAAATGTTGGACCCAACGGGTGTTGTTGTTGAGAAATGGATTCTTCAAGGTACATTCTTAACTAGTGTTGATTTTGGTTCGTTAGGGTACAGTACTGACGGTCTTGCTGACATTAGTGTATCATTAAGAATGGACCGTTGTGTGTTAGTTTATTAATTTTTTAATACTATTTACGAATTTTCAAATCTAATTATATTTAACCGTAGGGACACTATAAACTCTCTACGGTTAATTTTTTTATATGGATAATCAAACAATCGACTACGGTCAACAAAATTTTACATTACCACACGATGTGGTACAATTACCTTCACAAGGTATTTTTTACAGAAATAAAAAGAAATCAATTAAAGTTGGTTATTTAACCGCTGCCGATGAAAATATTATAATGGCAGGTGGAAGTGATTTAACACTTAATTTGTTAAGGGCGAAAATATATGAGCCGGATATGAGGATTGAAGACCTTATTGAGGGTGATGTTGAAGCTATCTTAATTTTCTTAAGAAACACAGGGTTTGGACCTGAAATAACTTTAAACCTTACTGACCCAGCAACTAAAAAAACATTCCAAACAGATGTAACATTAGACCAATTATCAATTATTAATGGTCAACAACCTAACGATGATGGTACATTTGTTATTAATTTACCAAAAACACAATCAACAATTAAACTTAAACCGTTAACTTATGGTGAAATTTTGGAGATTGGTAAAATGGCTGACACATATCCTCAAGGTAGAGTTGTACCAAAAATTACTTGGAGAATGCAAAAAGAAATTATTGAGATTGATGGTTCAACTGACAAAGCGGCTATCGCAAAATTTGTTGAGTCAATGCCAATTGCTGATTCAAAATTTGTTAGAAAATTCATGAATGAAAATGAACCTAGATTGGATATGACTAAAATTATTATTGCCCCGTCAGGAGAAAAACTAACAGTAAATGTTGGTTTCGGGGTTGATTTTTTTCGTCCTTTCTTCTGATTATAGGAAAAGTCAGATAGACGAATTTTACTATCTGAACAATTTAATGAAAATAACATATCAAGATTTTATTCAAATGCCAATATTTGTGAGAAAATATTTGTTGGATAAATGGATTGAAGAAAATAGGAAGGACTAAAAATTTAGTCCTTCTTCTATTTATATATAAAAGTAATTGTAATTATGGCGACTAATAATAGAGACGATATAGGTAGGATTGAAGACCTACAAAAGGCTTTTGAAGATGCAATTAAACCTGTGGACCAAATTTTAGATGCTATTGGTAACATGTATGATGAGGCGGAAAAATTAAATAACGCTTTCTTACAAAGTAGGACCAGATTAGATGAAATGAATGACGCGGTGGCAAAGGCGGCTGCTGGTGTTATTCGTTTGGGTGGGAATATTAGTGATGTTGGTGATACTATGATTGGCATTGCTGATGGTGCAAGAAGAAATGTTATTGCAACTGAAGACCAAGTCAGTAAATTATATGCTGCAACAAGAATTTTGGGGGGTACTACTGAAACATTAGTTGAAAATTTTGCAAATGTTGGGATTGGAGTATCTCAAATTGGAACAAACTTAGAACACTCCATTAAATATATTCAAAGTGTTGGTTTAAATGCCAAAACCGTAATGGGTGATGTCAATAAAAACATGGAGTTGATGAACATGTTCAATTTTAGTGATGGTGTTCAAGGTTTAACAAAAATGGCAGCTCAAGCATCAATGTTGAGATTTGACATGCAAAACACTGCAAACTTCGCGAATAAAGTTATGTCACCTGAAGGTGCGATTGAGGCTGCTGCAGGTTTCCAAAGATTAGGTGTTAATATTGGTAATTTGGTTGACCCATTTGCGTTAATGAATGATTCAATTAATAACCCAGGGGCATTACAAGATAGTATAATAAAGGCGACTAAACAGTATACTGAGTTTGACGAAAAAACAAAATCATTTAAGATAAACCCACAAGGTATTTTAATGTTAAAAGAAATGCAGGAAGTGACAGGTATTAATGCAAAAGAACTTGCAAAAACCGCTTTAGCTGCTGCCGATTTAGATGAAAGACTTTCAGCTATTAGCCCATCAATACAATTTGATAAACCTGAAGATAAACAATTGTTAGCTAATATGGCAACAATGAAAGATAATGAGTATGTTGTACAAATTAAAGATGATAAAGGGGCAATTGAATACAAAAAACTTGGTGATATTACCGCAGACGAGTTCAAAGAATTAAGGAAAAAACAAGACGAAGCACCAAAAACTTTAGAAGAAATACAAATAAATCAGTTAGATGTATTAAAAAATATTGAAAGCGCGGTTTCAGGTAATGCTGCAAAAGTTAGTTATGGTGTTGCAGGGTCTTCATTTATTAGAGGTAATCTTGTAGGCGCTGGAAGAATTACAAGAGCTGTTACAAACTCTGTAGATAAAAATGTACCTGAAACTGCAGATATTATAAAAGGCGTTAATAGTGTTGTAAATAAAATGTCAGAAGTTTTTAAACAACTAGAAGGTGGTAAAATAAGTGATGCTGATTTTGCAATTAAAATTGCGAAACTTGAAGATGAAATTAAAAATAAAGCGTCTGAATATGGTAGTAAAGGTATTGATGCTTTAAAAAATATATTAGAGGAAACTAATAAAAACATAACAGGAAGTAGTGGAATTGAAAAAGAATTTAAAAAATATACAACAGAAATGTTGACGGGTAAAAAAGAACTTACTCCAACAAATACTAAAACAGGGGTAATATCTGGAACTCAAACAAAACCTTTGACAAGAGAACAAATATTAGGTATAGGTGGTACCACAAAAAAATATGACAAAACATTCTCCCAACAAAAACAAGTGAATTCACATGTGGATTTTGGAGGTACGATAACTGTTAAAGTAGAAGCTCCTGCAGGAGTGTCTCAAAAAGAATTTAAAACTTACTTTGAATCTGAAGAATTTAAAAAGAAAGTTTATGAGTATTATAAAGAAAAGTCAAAAGAGTTGGAAAAGAGATAAATGTCTTTTAAAAAAACACAATTAACCTATTTATTAGTAAAAGTATAGATGGGTAGTCCATTAGATTATATTAGTACGGAAGGTTTTAGAAAAAAACTTATAACAAGGAATTTAGTACCTTATGCTAAATCCCCTAATAAAGTTACGCCTCCTATCACTTATGAAGTAGTACAATCAGATTTATCTGTTATTGATAGTCCTGATTTCTTAATTGATACGACATTTTTTGCTGACA